TGAAGATATAAATAAATTACATTTAAGTTATAAAAAAGAAATCGAATCGTTAAATAAAGAAATAGACCAATCTAATAAAGAATTAAAAGACAAAAATTTGATATCAGATAGCGTTACGTTATCTAACATAAAAGCAATCGAATTAATTTCTTCGATATTTAATCAAAATACAAATTTACAAGTTAAACACGAATGTCTTAAATATAAGGTAAAATCATTAGAAGATACGATATCAAATAATATTAGTGATTCATTATTGCGAACATCATCTAGATTATCTAATATGTAGGTTAAATTAAATTTTTTATTACGTTTATTACATTTATTACACGATTATTATTATTTATTTAAAGTTATTTTATAAATAAATAAATATTATCAATTATAATGAGTGATGAAATTTCTTTTACCCAAAATGATATAATATATGGTAATCAAATTGATAATTTTTTACATACCAATTCTGATATAAATGATTCTAAAAACGATGTATACTATCAAATGTTTCCTTCAATTGAAAAACAAATTATTAATACACTTATTGATGAATATGGAGTAGATGAATGTCTTGATATTTTTCTTCAATTAGCAGAACAAAATGATATAATATCAAATACAACCGATAATACAATTAAAAATAAAACAAACAATTCGGATTCAAATGATATGATTGCAAATGATATACAAAATTCAAATATAAATGGAGAATATAACACTGATACAAATGAAGAATATAAATTAAATAATGATGAAAATAACTTATCGCGATTTAGTTTATCGCGATTGTTTCGCAGAAACAACAAGGGAAATTACAAAAAAATAAATAGTGATGAATTACTTCAAATCGGTGATGATGATGATTTATAAATTATACTAAATTTGTCTTAACTACAAAGAATGAAATAAATAAATAAATCAATACCATTGCTAAAACTGTTCTGAGAACTTCAAGTAAAAATTCTCCGACTGGGAATTTACCGAATATTAATGTTTTAATTTGTTGTAAATCTGGTTTACCATCCTTGTCTAAATCAAATGATAATAATGGTTCAATAAATGTTCTTATGAATGAATTTACCAAATTAAGAATTCTATCTCCTACAATCCATGTAATTGCCGTAGCAACTAATGTATACTTTATTACAAAATCTTTAAAGTTTCCAACTTTCATAAGATTATTTACATGTTCCGTCATTTTAGTATATTATAAGATATTATTTTAATTTTATTATATATTTATTTCAAATTTATTAGAGTGTAATTTACAATATCCTAATTTTGATGATTTAATTTCATATCTTGAACAATTTCTCTTTTTGGAATCTGAATTAATATATTTACATTTATTTTTAATTTTTACTTCTTTTACTTCTTTTACTTCTTTTACTTCTTCTTTTACTTCTTCTTTTACTTCTTCTTTTACTTCCGTTATATTAGATTTTTTAATCTTAATACTTTTTTTATTTGATTTAGAAATATCATTCATACCCAAGTCAGTTTGTATTCCTATAGTATTTTTCTCTATAAAAAAAATATTATCATAATCCAATATAAAATTACTATTTTCTTTTACATTTAATTCAGAATCTGATTCATATACATCTGATAGAGAACTATCGGATATATCAGGTTCAATAGGTTCAAAAAGTACATTAGGTTCATTAGGTTCATTAGGTTCATTAGGTTCATTAGGTTTGTCTATTTCTATATTTGATATGTTTATCCGTTCATTACAATATTTGGTTATATCATTTGAAATAGTTACAATTGAAATTATTTCCATAGTAAATTTATATTGGCAAAAAATTTTATATAGATATTTTTATGTATAAAAATTAATTATTTAATAAAAATTATAATTTAAATATAAGTTTTGTTTCTATATTAGATTTATGATTCAATCTACAATCAATGATTGGATTAATAATAAAAATCTTACGAAACTTTATTTTTGTTTAGAATGGAAAGGAAAAACTCCATTAAAAAATGCTTATTGGTCTTATACTAAACCAGATAATATGAACATTTTTAAACATCTTAATTTAAAAAGTATAGGTAATGTTTATGTTGTTGGTAATTTGGATAATAATAATACAGAACTTAAATTAGGAGTTAAAACAATAACTAATACGAGTTTATTAATATCAAATTTACAAAAATGTATACGCAGAGGATATTATGATTTAGCAATACAGAGTGCAATTCATATACTTGCGAATAATCCTATATTGTTATTTAGAAGATTACCTATTATAATGTTAGAGGACTGTTATCCACATATTACTATAAATACTATCGTTTGGATGATGGTAACATATGGAAAATGGTTTCCCACATTATGTCATATTAAATGGTTATTGGGTGTTATAAAAATGATTTGTTTAAATCCATTACATTTAGAACCTTACAAAAAAGATAAATTATCATTTGATTTAAATACAAATATCGAATATTATGTAGATGATTTATTTATCGATGATATATCTATAGTATTATCAATTATTATACGTTCAGAGTATGGTGGTTTGGAATCAGATATGAAAATGTTATACTGGTATATTACAAAAATTATCAATATATTCAATAATAATAAATACAAAAATATATCATATAGTAATGTTAAAGTAATACCAATAAGATTAAAACTAGTTAATATAAAAAACACACATATACTCAATGAAGCAGTTGATTTTCATTGTTTTCCAAATATAATAGATTATATTATTAAAAAAACAAATAACAAATTTAATAAAATATATATAAAACAAATTATATGGGAATATTTATCGTCAGAAAATTATCGAAATAAATTTAATAAAAATCCTACTGGAAATGAGCATATTATTTTAAATTATGCAAGAATGTATTCAAAAAAAAAATTAGATTATATTTTTAATAATTTAAATGATTCAAGCGTAGATAATAACATTGAATCCGATGATATTGAATCCGATGTTGAATAAGATGTTGAATTAAATACATAACTGTATTTGCATAACTGTATTTGCATAACTGTATTTGCATAGTTGGATTTACATCATGTAAATTTATGCAATGTAAACATAAGTATTTTTATTGACTCGTTTAATATATTCTTTATTTATTAAAGATTCTATACTTTCTTTTGTTGCTTGATTTGTAATAGTGAAATAATTAGATAATAATTTTATTGTTTCTTGAGTTAAATCTATATGAGATATTTCTTTTCTTGATTTCATTATTCGGACAATAGTTGGTTCGATTTGATATTTTCTATCTTGCATAGTTTTTTCTTTGATTGTATCTATCTTTTTTACAACACTTCTTTGTGGATGGATCTTTGTTTTAACTTTATTACTTTTAAAATTCTCGTTAATCTCGTAACGTATATTATCTACACACTTAACCAAATTATATTTTTTTATAAGTATATTTAAATAATATTTTAAAAGAGTCTTTCCTAATTTGGTACATATATATAAATCGTCAATAGTATTAACACCATTTTCTATTTCTAGTAATATTGAACCAATATTCATTATAACATCAAATATATATTTCTTATTATTAAATATTCTTTCTAATACGTATGTACTGAATTCTGTATTAATCATTAGTTTACGACAATTATATTTTTTAGTATAATATAGATTAAAATCGTCAAATAAAGGTTGGATAATAATTGGTATATTACAATTAGGTAATTGTGAATTACATATATACTTTGGAAAAACCTTTATTTTACAAATTTTCTCACAATTCGAATTTTCTGAAATTTTATTCCATTCTTCTGAATCATTACTCCAAATATCAGCAACATTTATAATTTTTTGCAAATTTCTTATATAAGACATATCTAAATAAAGTTTAAATATTGAAACAAGTTCTTTTTCATTGTCAATACTATTATTAAATATAAGTCTTTGTATCATATATTCTTCGGTTTGATTACAGAATACATCTCTATTAATAATAAAGATACATAATTTAACATAATATATGATTCCGTCTAAATTTGATAGTTTGTTAATCATTAAAGAATGTATTTTAGTTGTCACTAATGCTTCGATATTTTTAATACTATTTAGATATAATTGAAATGATTTATTAAAATCTTTTCGCATGTATTCATTGTCATTTATGATATCATCAACATATTTATATTTCTGAACTATATCATCAACATTAAAATCACTTGTATCAATATTTTTAGAAGATTCAATATTTAATATATAGAATGATAATTCATTTGTAATGTTCTGGGAGATATCATTCCATTTTACTTTACACAATTCTAATATATTAGAAATTATTAATGTTTTTTCAAGTTTAATCAGATTTGTAATATTATATTTAACAAAGTTTATTATTCTTGAGTCTGAAAGATGTATATCTATAAAATTAACTAACTGTGTTACTTTATTATTGGGTGTATCAAATATTTGTTGAATATATGTAATTATAAAATTTTTAAATCTAAATATATTTTTAATATATTCTTCATCATCATTATTTTCTTGATTATAGTTTACTTGAATTTCTATTATTGTATTCTGTATACAATTTATTACTTTACTATTGACATATTTGAGAATCTGCGATGTGCTGTATAGATATGATATATTTTTTATAATTTTATTAATTATATAAGTATTTTTAATACTATTTTCAACTATATCATTTTTAATATTAATAATCAAATTATCAATAATAGCAATAAATACATCATTATACTTATCTATTTTTAAATCATCAATATCATATTTGATATCTCCTGACAAAATCATTTTTTTATTACAGACAAATGTATGAAACATTATATCATTAAATTTTTCATCTAATTTTTCGTATATTTTAAATTCAACACCAGATTTAATATTTGTCACCATATTTTTAATATAATTATTGATTGATATATAATTTGTAAATATTTCGAGTATTTTGTCATTGTGTATAACTTTAAGATATTTATTGTGATGGTCAACTATATTTTTAATATACTTATTTTTATAAATATCTATAGCAATCCGACAAATATTTTTCTTCCAATTTAGTATGAATTCTTCATTTTTTGATAGTAGTGATGTACTTTCTACATTACGACAATCTTTTTTAGTACTTTCTTTATCAAAATCTTTATCTAAACAACCTTTAAAATCTTTTAATTTTGTTTGTTGATTTATTGTTCGGAGATATGGATTCCCAATAAATTCGTTATATAATTTTATATAATATTTCGAATCCATATTTTTGTTTAGAACAATTGAATCTACAAATGATTCAATACAATCAACTTTATCAAATATATAATTATTTCTATATGTTTCACATACATAACAATTCACAATTTTACTTTCTTCGTCATAATTGAACATTTGAATATTTATAAAAATAAATATTATTTCAATTTTTTCCTAATGTTATATTAGATTCAGACTAAATGGCTAAAATTGAAAGATGTCCATATAAGTATAAAACCGCATTAAAAATTTCAAAAACATTAGGGTTTTTTGGAACTGATAGATTATATATAGGTAAAAAATATTCCGGAACATTAAAATTAATGATAGCAGTGTTTTCTTTGATGATGTCACCAATTACTTTAGGTTCTTCAATAATGTTTCCTTGTTTTATATGGGCATATGATATATTCTCAATATATACAAAAACACTTGTTCCAGAAAATTGTTATAAAGATAAAAACCTTAAGGTAAAGGGTTGGAGATATTATATTAATGAAGAAGATGATAATGATGATAAAGTAATGGCATACATTAAAAATGATAAAGATAGATTAGAAAATAAATATAAAAAGGAGAGGTCAAATATGACAATTGCCACTATTTGTTTATTTATTGCTATAATAGGATTAATATCAGTAGCATATTTAAGAAGGTAAACAAAATTTCAAATTAAAATTATTAAAATACATGGTTATAAAATTTGAGCAAAATTGATTTTCATAAAAATTTTATGTATAGAATGGTAAATACATTGACGTTTCCAAATATACATGCCGATAGTCCAAAAATGGAACCAACTAATATGAAAATAACGCTAAAGGAACATCAAAAAGCACTCCTATATGCAATCAGAGAAAGAGAGACAAATATTAATGTAACTATAAATAACGGATTGACAAATATGTCATCACGTTTTGGATACTTGTGTTCTAAAGTAGGTTCAGGTAAATCAACGACTATACTTGCTGCTATATCTGATAAAAAACAGCTTAAGAATGATTATAAATCACACACACATTACACTTCTAATTTTATTGATATTACAACGGTAAATAAACAACACGAATGTTTGGATATTGGTTCAAATATTATTGTTGTTCCTTTTAATATATTTCATCAATGGAGCGAATTTATTATTAAACACAGTAATTTGAAATTTCTATCTATAACATCATCACCCACAAAAATATATGATACACTAAAATCACTATATAAATTTCAATGTAATACGAATAAAATAGTGATTCCTGAGGATGCGGATTACCAATACTATATTACAAATATTATAAATCTTCTACATAATTATGACGTAATTCTTATCAAGAGCACATCATATACTGGGTTTTATAATATTATTAACGAATACTATTTTAATAGCGGTAAAAATATTAAATTCTCAAGAGTGATTATTGATGAAGTAGATACAATTAATATTCCAAATAATCATATTCTTTGTTCATATTTCACTTGGTTTATTTCAGCATCTTATGAACAAGTTATGTACTATAAAAATACTAAAAATAATGGAGCTATTAGAAATATTATGTCACAAACATTTGGACATTTTAGTTGCATTCCAAAGTTTGATAACAATACAAATGAAATAAAAAAATATACTCAAAGAATTACAATTAATTGTTGTAATGATTTCATTGAATCATCATTTGTTCTTCCAAATATTAATAAGTATGTAATTAATTGTTATACTCCATTGTATATTAATACCCTTCAAGGTTTTGTTGACGAGAATGTAATGTCAATGCTTAATTCAGGGAATATAGGTGGTGCTATTAATAAATTGGGATTTACTGTTGTTTCTGAACAAGATAATCTTATTGATATTGTATTAAAAAAATTCAATATCAAAATAGAAAATCTTAAAAAGAAACACGATTATAAAAAATCTTTGACATATTCTAATGAATCAGATAAAATAGCAACACTACAAAAAATAGAAAGTGATATTTTGGAAATAGAAAACAAAAAGACACAATTAACTGATAGAATTAGGACTAATATGAAATCAATGTGTCCTATTTGTTTGGCAGATTCTCCTAATGATCCGGTAATATTGAGTTGTGAATGTAAAAGTGTTTATTGTATGAAATGTTTGTGTATGAGCATACAAACAACTCCTAAATGTCCTATGTGCAGAGAAAATATTAATATGAAGGCAGTTGTTGCTATTAATAAAAATATAGATAGCACCAAACTTGATAAGAACAGTATTGAATTTCCTTCTAAAAATGAAGCATTGAAAAAAATATTTAAATCTAATCCAAATGGTAAATATATCATATTTACGCATAGTCCAGAAACTTTGAATTCCTTGAGTAATGATGATGATGGTTCAAGTGTTCATAGTCAATACGATACTGAATTTTGGGGAGATATCAAATGCAGTATCCTAAAGGGAAGTTCCGCAACAATTCAAAAAAGAATTAATGAATTTAAAAATGGAGCGATTAATGTTCTTCTAATGAATTCATATTCTTATTGTGCTGGTATGAATCTTCAATGTACAACCGATGTAATTATATATCATAAACTTGTAAGTGATATTGAGAAACAGGCAATTGGACGAGCACAAAGAATAGGAAGAACATCGCCATTGAATGTTCATTATCTCAAACATAATAATGAATAATTTATATCAATTAGAATATAATAGAATTATATTAAATTTTTATTTAAATCATTTACTTAAAATTAATTTACTAATCTAAAATAGGAATTTAGTAAAATGAATCCAGATGGTTCGAGTTTTCAAGACTGGGATACTGTTGTATTAAGAGGAAATAAAAATAATAAGGATTATTGTCCTCCAGGTTATACTAAAATGACGGTTGAAAAATATGGTGCTGGTAAAAATAAAAATAATGAAAATTATTCAAAAAAAATAGATGATGAAGATGCACCTCCTCAGGAAACTGTAAGTAGAAAATTTTCAGTTGTTATGCAACAAAAAAGATTACAAATGAAAATGAATCAAAAAGAACTAGCAATGAAAATAAATCAAAGAGTAGATATAATTCAAAGTTACGAAAATGGAAAAGCTATTCCTACTCCTTCTGTTAGAAATAGTATAATGCGAGTTTTAAATATATCAAAGTTTGATATTAAAGGTTAGATAAATTTATTTATTTAATAAAACATTTGCATTTTGAACTTTTTTTTGTGAATTTAATAAATTTAGTAACCCTTGATTTAAGTTAATATCTTCGTTAAATAGTTTATTCATATTTACATTTGATAATCTATTATTATTTTTAATATTTAGTAATCTATTATTATTTTTTTTAAAATTTATATTTGGTAAACTATATTTAATATTTTGTAAATTAATATTTACATTTGGTATTTTTTTATTGTTTTTTATATTTAGTAAATTTTTAATATTTCCATTTGGTATTTTTTTATTGTTTTTTATATTTGGTAAATTTTTAATATTTCCATTTGGTATTTTTTTATTGTTTTTTATATTTAATTTATTATTTTTTTTCATAATTGATTCATATTCATATTTTTGTTCTTTAAATAATTCATTTCTTTTATTCTGAATAGCATAATTGTTATTTAAATATTTTTGACTTTTAATTGTTTCTCTTGGTGGATATGAACGTACATCTTCGCCTGGTTTTTTAAGTGGTATACACATAAATGGACATGAATCAATATAATTTAATGGTCTTTTTGTTTTATCACTTCTAGGATAACATCTATTTGCGTATTTTGGATTATATATAAAATCGCCAGTATGGTCTAAGTTTCCTGCTTTCGTTGAACCATCTTTATGACTCCACCATCCTTTACTATCCTGTCTGTAAAAATGATATGTTTTACCTGGTTGAACACCTAAAAATATTTTATAGAATCCATCTTTACATCGTTTCATAAATCCTTGTTTTGTTTGTTTTTGAGTATACATTTTTGGAACATCTTTTTTAATTCTTTTAATTAAATTTTCACAAGTATATGCTCTAGATGAGTCTATTTCTGTAATATTAGTTTTTTTACTTGTATTATTTAATATCATTTGTCCAACTGTTGTATTTTTTCCATATACTTTAACATATTTTTTATATTGTTCTGGTGTAAGACTGATTATTTGTTCATATATATCATTTAATGTTGTGTTGTCAATATGAATAATTTCTGACATACCACCTTTTTTCCCAGGTTGACTTTTAGCATATTCACAGCATCCAACTGCATCTCTATTATTATTATTATAACAACTTTTGCACATTGATTTACTGTGTTTAATATTATTTAAAGCATAATCATAACAATTATGGGATTCTTGTGTTGAACTATCACTATTGAATCTTTCTTTTGCAATTTCATATATTGGTTCGGAACCACTAAGATGGAAATAACCTCCTTTATTTTCTTTAATATATTGTTTATCTATTTCATCATGAATTTTACAAAAGGATATATCATCAGTTTGTTTAACTGCAAAATGTCGACATCTTCTAAAACGTATTCTTTCTCCTTTACGACATTTTTTAAATAATGTAGCATTTCCTATAAAATTTATACATTCCATATCCATTTCTTTATTTGTGCAATATTTATCTTCATATAATTCATTTGCATTCCAATATGGAGAATCTTTTGGTTCATCACCACTATAAATTGTATTGGGTTTTATATTTAATTCGTTAAAATTTATATGTGGTCTAGCTCTAATAAAGGTATTTATCGGTAGTTGAAGAGTTTTATTTCTATCTTCACGCGGTACAATACGTTTTTTTTCTGCAACTATCCAGTAACCATCACAAATACGTAAATTTTTTTTATTATATTTTTTATATTCAGTTCCTCTTGCCATACTATATATATAACTAGATAATTATTTGAATTGTTTGGGAACTAAAAATTATATGCAAAAAATAATTAACTTAAAAGATAAGTTAGGTATTATAATTAAATTCAATGGTTGTTGATAAAACATTATACAATAGATTAGGAATTAACGAAAACGCAACTGAATCAGAAATTAAAAAAGCGTATAAAAAATCAGCATTAAAATATCATCCTGATAAATGTACTGAAAACAAAGATGAAGCAGAGAAAAAATTTAAAGAGGTAAGTGAAGCATATGGAATACTTAGTAATAAAGATAAACGAGAACGTTATAATGCAATGGGTATGAACTCTATAAATGATAATGGTGGTGGAATGGATCCTACATCATTGTTTAATGAATTATTTGGTGGTATGGGTGGTATGGGTGGTATGGGTGGTATGGGTGGTATGGGCGGTATGGGTGGTATGGGCGGTTTTGGAAATATTTTTGGTATGGAGGGTATGTTTAATAACAATAACACACAAAATGAAGATTTAAATATAGTAATCAATAAAACTGTTTCATTAGAAGATATATATTTTGGAAAAACTACGAGATTAAATTTTAGACAGAGGAATATATGCGGTGAATGTTCTGGTATAGGGTCCAATAATGGTAACAATTATAGTTGTAATGAATGTAATGGAACAGGTATGGTAAAAGTTATCCAAAGAATAGGACCTATGATTTCCCAATCTGTAAGACAATGTCACGTTTGTCGCGGAGAATGTATTTCAATACCAGAAAGATTTATGTGTAAAAATTGTAATGGTAATTGTATGATTCATATTGATAAAAATGCAAATATGAGTATACCATCGGGTTTTAATGAAGAGCATATTATTGCAAGGGGTATGGGGCATAAAAGTAAAAAATCAAATAACAAAGGTGATTTAATTGTAAAATTAAATACAGAAAATCATAATACTTATATTAGAAATGGTAATGACTTATTTATAGAATTAGAGATCCCCTTATTTCAATCTATATTTGGTTTTAAAAAAAATATTAAACATCTTAATAACGAAGAAATATTAATTGGTATTCGAGGAATTGTTAAAGATAGACACGTTAAAATAATATATGGTAAAGGAATGCCTATAGAAAATTCAGATAATTATGGTAATTTAATTATACGAATTAAAATACGATACCCAACAAATATAAATTGTAATAGAGATGACGCTCTTAAAATTAGAGAAATTCTATCATCTACATCACAAATTGATATAAATGAAAGAATAAACGAAGATAATATTACATGTGGAGATGTGATTGAAATGTCAAATTTACCTAAAGGGTATGATCGAGGAAGGAAAAATACAACTGAAGAACCAACTTGTGTTCATCAATAATGGATTTCTTAAAATTTAATAGACATTTTATTCATTAAACACCAACGGCACCAACGGC